TACAAATAGAAAAATTAGAAGCTATCGGTGGAGCGAGTGCTATTGTCCCGAGTGAAGGCCTTGTATTTAAATACAAAGGTAATATATACAAATTCACAGGAGCATTTGCACCAATCAATCAGATATTAGGTAGTTTAAGATTTTAAGGAGTTATATGGCAAATTATAGTAAAGAAGCAGAAAGACAGAATAAAGCGCTCAAAGATTTGATGAGTGGTAAAGAACACGAAAAGGAATATGTTCAAGTAGGGTATGAGGGTAAACAAGAAGACTTAGGTGGAAAAACAAGAGAGTCTGAATTAAGTAAAGTTATGCAATCAGTAAGGATGCCCTGGTTTTGTCCTAAGTGTAATAAGGCGATGAAGAAAAAACTTGATGATAAGTTTTGGAGAATGATGGGTCATTGTTTTGATTGTCAAATAGATTATGAAAATCAATTAAGAATTAAAGGTGAGTTTGACGATTGGGCACAATCTAAAATGTTAGAAAACCAAAAAGCATATTTAAAAGATTTAGAACAAAGTATAGATGACTTTGAAAAAACAGGCGGTAAAAAAGAATGGTATAATCAAGTAGGTGTCAATAATCCAGAACTTGAAACTGAAACTTGGGAAATGGGTGAAAAAGAGTTTGAGAAAACTATATCAGAAGCAAGAGATTTCATACGAGAAAAAAGAGAACTCGTTGAAGAAGCAGAACAACAAATAACAGGAGTTAAATAATGAATATCATACAAGCGATATTAAATCTTTTCTTTGGTGGTAATAAAAAACAAGAGGTCAAAGAACTTGATAAACAAATCAAAGTAAAAGACAATGAAGTGAAAGAACTTGAAAAAGAAGTAAAAGTTCTTGAGTCAAAGAAACGAGTTAACAAAAAAGAAGTAGCTAAATTAAAAAGAAAAGTTACAACTACTAAGAAACAAATTGCACAAGCATCAGAAGCAGTAAAAGAAGATAATGCTGATGACGCAGTAAAATTTCTTAAGAAGTTTTCAAAGTAGTATATATTTATATATATGAGATATTTAATTTACATATTATTAATGGGAGCTTTATACTCTCAAGAAGTTAATGAACCTAAAACCTATACCTTTACTGAGGAAGAAGTTTTAGCATTTACAAACGAAATCAAAGAATTACAACTAAAAGATAGTTTAAATGTTTCTTTGGTAATGGATTTGGAATCACAAATTAAACTTTTTGAGGAAACATCAGTCATAGATTCTATGTTGATAGCAAATAAAACTACCCAACTTAATCTACTAAAAGACACCAATAAACTTCTTGAACAAAAAGTAAAACTTGTCCAACCTAAATGGTATGAAAACAAGTGGTTATACTTTACATATGGAGTTGTGTTGACTGCTACTTCAGTTAAATTAGCAGGTCAAATAGTAGACTAATGGCAGAACAAATAAAAGAAGTAATCAAAAAAGAGTATATAAAATGTGCACAAGACCCTGCATATTTTATGAAAAAGTATTGTATGATACAACACCCGATACGGGGAAAAATACCTTTTGAATTGTATGACTTTCAAGAAAAATCAGTTAATGAGTTTCATCAGAACAGATTTAATGTTATTTTGAAAGCCAGACAATTAGGTATATCCACTTTGACGGCAGGTTATAGTCTTTGGATGATGACATTTCATCAAGATAAAAACATTTTGGTTATCGCAACAAAACAAGAAGTAGCAAAAAACTTGGTTACGAAAGTTCGTGTTATGCACGCAAATCTACCAAGTTGGTTGAAACAAAAATGTGTTGAGGATAACAAATTGAATTTACGATATATGAATGGTTCACAGATTAAAGCAGTTTCATCAGGTCCAGAAGCCGCTCGTTCAGAAGCTCTATCTTTATTGATATTGGACGAGGCAGCATTTATTGATAAGATTGATGAAATATGGACAGCTTCACAACAAACACTTACAACAGGTGGTAGTTGTATAGCATTATCAACACCTAATGGTGTGGGTAATTGGTTTCACAAAACTTGGGTAGATGCGGAAGAGGGTCGTGGTATGTTTAATCCAATCAAATTACATTGGACGGTACATCCAGATAGAGAACAAGAGTGGAGAGATGAGCAAGATAAATTACTTGGCCCGAGTTCAGCTGCACAAGAGTGTGATTGTGACTTCTTAACATCAGGTACCGGAGTGATTGACGCTATTATATTGGAAAGGTTAAGAAAAGATTTTTGTAAAGACCCTATTGAAAGACGAGGTGTAGATAGTAATGTTTGGATATGGGAACAACCTGATTATACAAAAGATTATTTAGTTTGTGCAGATGTTGGTAGAGGTGATAGTGCAGACTACTCTGCTTTTCATATTATTGAATTAGAAACAATGTCACAAGTAGCAGAGTATAAAGGTAGAATAAATACCAAAGATTTTGGAAATATGTTGGTTTCCATAGCAACAGAATACAATGATGCCCTACTTATAGTAGAGAACAATAATATTGGTTGGGCAACAATCCAACAAATTATAGATAGGGATTATCCTAATCTATTTTATACAAGTAAAGACTTACAATATGTTGATGTTCAACATCAGATAACGAATAAACATTATCGTGAAGAAAAGAAAATGGTTGCTGGTTTTTCAACGACTTCTAAGACCAGACCACTAATTATTAGTAAGTTAGAAGAATTTTTTAGAGAGGAAAGTGTAGTGGTTCGTTCAAATCGTTTGATTGATGAACTACTGACTTTCGTCTATATAAATAACAGAGCGCAAGCGATGACCGGATACAATGATGATTTGGTTATGTCGTTTGCTATTGGACTTTGGGTTCGTGATACAGCTTTAAGACTACGAACACAAGGTGTGGAATTAACAAAGAAAACTCTCAGTCGTATGATGGACAATGAGGGTTTATACACCAATGACGACATCAAGAAAAATGATAGTTGGGATTGGGAAACAGGTAAAGAAAAAGAGGACTTAACGTGGCTCTTATAAAAGTGAGGTAAAAAATGGCTGATACAACATTATTTGGGAGATTGAGAAGATTATTTTCTACAAATGTTATCGTAAGAAATGTAGGTGGCAAGAAATTAAAGATTGCTGATACAGACCAAGTGCAAAAACAAGTAAAATCACATTTAGTTGATAGATATACTAAATTACACAATAACTTAGATTTAGTTGGAACAGGTTATTCTACCGTTCATCAGATTATGGCGGCAAGATTAGCATTGTTCAAAGATTATGAAAGTATGGATTCAGACCCAATCATATCATCTGCATTAGATATATATTCTGATGAGTCTACTATGAAAGGTGAGTATGGACAAGTTATTGATATTAAATCTGACAATGACAATATTAAAGATATTTTAAATAATTTATTTTATGACATTATGAACATTGAGTTCAACCTATGGCCTTGGGTTCGTAATATGGTTAAGTATGGAGATTTCTTTCTATACTTAGATATAAGTGATAAGTATGGTATTACAAATGTAGTTCCTTTATCACCTTATGAAGTTATTCGTTCTGAGGGAGAAGACCCTGAAAATCCTTACTACACTAAGTTCTACTTAGAAAGTATTGAGGGAGCACACCCGTATTTCGGCCAAAAGCCAAGTGGTAAAGGAAAGATAGAATTTGAAAACTTCCAAATCGCACATTTTAGATTAGCAAACGATAGTAATTTCTTACCTTACGGAAAATCTATGGTTGAAGCAACTCGTAAGATTTGGAAACAATTAACACTTATGGAAGACGCTATGTTAATTCACAGAATTATGAGAGCACCTTCTAAACGAGTATTCAAGATTGATATTGGTAATATACCACCAAATGAAGTTGACAATTATATGCAAAGAATTATCAACAAAATGAAAAAGACACCTTATCTTGATGAAGCAACAGGTGAATACAATCTTAAATACAACATACAAAACCTAACAGAAGATTTCTTTTTGCCAGTTCGTGGTGGAGATAGTGGAACAGAAATTAATGAGTTAGGTGGTATTGATTATGACTCAACCGAAGATGTTGAATATTTAAAAAACAAATTATTAGCATCACTAAGAGTTCCAAAAGCATTCTTAGGGTTTGATGAAAATGTCGGTGGTAAAGCAACACTTGCAGCAGAAGATGTAAGATTTGCAAGAACCATTGAAAGAATACAAAGAATTATAGTATCGGAGTTAACAAAGATTGCAGTTGTTCACTTATATTCACAAGGATATGTAGATGAAGACTTAGTAAACTTTGAATTAGAATTAGCAAGTCCTTCAACTATGTATGAACAAGAAAAGATAGAATTGTTCGGACAGAAAGTAAACTTAGCTCGTGATATGTTAAGTGATAAAATTTTACCTTATCAATGGATTTATGATAATATATTTAACTTTTCTGACAAAGAAAAAGTTCAAATTGAAAATCAAATCATTGATGACCAAAAACAAAAATTCAGACACTCTCAAATTGAGATGGAAGGTAATGACCCAATGGAAACAGGAGACGCAATTGGAACACCAAGTGATATGGCAGCCGTAGGTATCGGACAAGACGATGCTCAAACACCACCGGATACCATAGCAGGTTCTATATTTGACCCATTTCCAGAAGAGGAAAAAGAAGATGATAGACCAGAAGACCAACAAGGTGGTCGCCCACAAGAAATGAATAAACCATTTAAAGATAGTGGAGCAAGAGGTCGTGACCCATTAGGGAAACAAACAAAAAATCGTAGAGGATTAGCATTAGCACACTACGATGCTTTGAAAAAAACTATGGGTAAAAAGTCAAAAAACATAATACAAGAAACTAACCAAGTTGATGAATTAGAACAAGAATATAATGAATATAAAGAGGAAAACGGACAAGATTAGAACCGATTTCTTGAAAGTTTTATATTTATTATTGATAAAATACACAAAAATACTTTGGAGCTCAAATGTCTTATGTAAAACATAATAAGATAAAGAATACAGGTATTCTTTATGAACTTTTATCACGTCAAATAACAGTAGATGTGATAAATGACACAAAAAGCCCTAAGTCAGTTAAATTATTTAAGGAATTCTTTAATAAAAATACTGAATTAGGTAAAGAATACGAATTATATTCAATCTTATTGAATAAAAAATACAAAAACTTGACTCACGCATCGTCCTTATTAGAGGCAGTAGTCAAAAGTCGTAGAAAATTGTCAAATCGTCGTTTGGCAAACGAAAAATACAATTTAATTAAAACAATTAAAGAGAATTATGATATAAAAGAATTCTTTAACACAAGAATACCTAACTTTAAAGTTATGGCATCCGTGTATCGTGTTTTTCAATCAGAAGTTGGAAAAGAAGACTTTGGGCCAGTCCAAAAAACAGATTCATCAATAACAATTACAGAACACATCACTCAAACAAAACTAAATAGAGTGAAAAAGAAAAACTTAAATGAATTTACTGAACAAAGTAAAGATTTAAGGTTGTTAAGTTATCAATTATTAGTTGATAAGTTTAATTCTAAGTATAAATCTCTAAATGAAAATCAAAAAAACTTGTTGAAACAATATATCAGCAATGTATCTAATACAAATTCGTTAAAAGAGTTTATTGATTCAGAAGTAGTAAAAATCAAAAGAGCTTTAAAGTCTTTACTACCAAAAGTGAACGATAAAATTACTAAGATTAAATTATCAGAAGCTATTGAATATACTGACACAGCTACAAAAGGAAAAATCGTGAAAGATAAACACGTGGTTGCATTGATGAGATACTATGAACTAATTAAGGAAATCAAATATGTCCAATCGCGCAAAAGTAATAGCTAAATTAAAAGAATACATAAAAAATCTTGTAGTTAAAGAACTTGAAGAAGCTTCAACAACAGCTTCAGCAGGTGCAGCAAACCCAATGGGAACTGGCATTTACTACGATACACCCTACGCATTTAGAAGTAAAAGAAAAAAAGATAAAAAGAAACTTAAAAAAATTACACACGCAGGTGGATACAAGCCAGTTAAAGAAGTTACTCAACAAGAAGTTAGTGCATTAGAAAAAGTTCATAAAAGTTTACAGAAAATAAGAAAAGATTATATAAAGATTTATAATATTGGTGATAAAACACTTAAAGATAGACAATATAATGATTATTATGAATATATTCTAACAGCTGAAAAAGATATAGGAAAACTTGCACACTTTTTCAAAACAAAACAAAGATTAGGTGAAGGTCGTTATCACGATTGGAGAAATGACGAATCTATGACACCAAAACAAAAGATTGGTCGTTCAATGAGAGAAATTAGAGACGCATTAAACGAGTTAGACAAAACCGTGAAAATGAACTTAAAATTAAAGACCGAATTAAATATGAATTCACAAGATTATTGGAAGAACACACATAAAGCACTAACCAAGATTTCAGAAAGATTAGTAAAGATGGCAAACAAAGTAGGAAATTTAAAATGAAAAATTTAAAAGAACAATACGAAAGATTTTTTGGTTCATTAAATGAAGCACAGGATTTCAAAGGACGAGTAACACCAGATATAGCAAGACAGATTGCAAAAGCGATGGTAGCAAGAGGTAATAAAGACAAAATGACTTATGATTTTGATTTAGTGGTAGCAGGTAGATATACTAATGGTATGAGTAAAACATTTCAAATGGGTGATATATTAACAGCACTCGGTCTTAATTCGGCAAGTGATTATTCGGACTCCGTTTACTTAGACGGAACTGATATAGTTCTCGGAGATAAAACTATTGGTAAGTGGAGAGGTATGTCAAAAGGCGATTTCTTCAAATTATTAAAGAAAAAACGTTTAATTAGATTTTAAGGACAGATATGAAACAAGTAATAGTAGATTATATACCATTTAACATTACACCGACTCAAATAAATGAGGCGATGAAAGAAAACAACGGAAAGTTAGTTGTTAAAGGTGTATTACAAAGAGCAGAAGCAAAAAACCAAAACGGACGAGTATATCCAAGAGAGATATTGGTTCGTGAATCTAAAAAGTATGACGAGAATTTTGTAAAACAAAATAGAGCACTCGGTGAATTAGACCATCCAGATAGTTCAGTTGTTAATTTACAAAATGTTTCTCACAATGTCAAGGAAATGCACTTTGAGGGAGATAATTTAGTTGGTACGGTAGAAATACTTACGACACCAAGTGGTAATATATTACGAGAACTATTTAAGAATGGTATCAAATTAGGTATCAGTTCACGAGGATTGGGTAGTGTCGAAATGGTTCAAGAGGCCAACGGAGACACCGTTTCAAAAGTAGGAGATGATTTTGAACTTATCGCTTTTC